GATTCCCTCATTGGATGTAACTTTTGAATCGTTTTCATAATTTGCCCAACGGTGGTAATTTTGCCAGAATTGATTTCCTTTTTAAGATTGTTTCTCAATGATTCGATATCTGAAGCGGGTATATTTATTTTTCGTGTAGAAGCCTGTGTAATTACCTGTATAATCAAAGCCTCAACAACTTGGATTAACAGGTCTTTCGGTAACTTAGCATCCATATCTGATTCGTTTACCGATTCCGATTTTGCTTTATAAGAATCATCTACATCATTGAAAAATTTCTTCTTTTCATCATCAGACATATCAGGTATATTCTTTCCCGTTTTGGCCAACATACTTTGAAATAATTCTTCGTAGTCCTGTTCCTCTTTTACAACTGTTTTAATAAATTCCTTTAATTGTGATAGTTTCATATTATTCTGATATTTTTCTGAGTTTTCTTTCTAAATTTAATAATCTTTCTTTTATTGAATAAATATGGGAATTTGTTCTTTTCCATAAATCTTCATTACCCAATCCATTTTCAGATTTTAATTTACCATACCAACCTAAAAACTTTTCAATTTCAGCAAGTTGTTTGTTTATGTTGGATATCCCTTTGTTTACTTTGGTGGTTGCGGGTGAATCTTCATTCTTAATATCTATCCAACGATTTTCATTCATAGAGTTACTGGTAAATATAGCATTAGGACCGGTAATATCTTGTTTATCAAAATATGCTAGTTTCCGTTTACCTTTTTCAATTTGGTATACTTTCCAACCACGGTTTGTAGGCTCTACCAGTTCAATTTCAATTTTTGAATTATGCTTATGAGTTAGCTTATCACCTGCATTGAGTTCTTTTAATAATTTTAACTTATTTGTAAGCCTTTTATTTTCCTCTAAATCATCCACCACCGTTCCACCGCTTACTCTAGCTAATTTATTGTTTTTATTTTTAGTTTGGCCTGGTTTTGAAAATGCATACGGCGTTGCGTAACCATCCACACTTGCAGTTGTACTGGCTTCATCAACTTTTAATTCAGCATCCTTATACATACTACTAACCTTACCATCCATTTCATCTGATAGTTTTTTCTTTTTATCGTTCAATAGTTTCAGTTTACTGACAATTTGTTTTTCTTTATCAGTTCCTTTATTATCTTTATATGCTGATAATGTTTTTTTAATATCATCTACTACTGAAAAATACTCTTTTTGGATAACCCCAATTGAACGTAATTCTGATAATATCATTTCTTTTATATTGTCAGGAAGTCCTTTATGTGGGGTTGATGCGAAATCTTTAGCATCTTTTTTGGATATTGATTTGGCAACGGTTTCAACATCTTTAGATGGATTTTCCATATCACCTTTTTGGGTAGCATGTACCATTCCCATAAATCTCTGCTGTGCTTTTGATTGTGCTGGCATTTCGGATTAGTTTATGATAATATATATAACGAACCTGTCGTAATTGTTAAAAATCTCGGATAGCAAGGGAATATTTGATGATTATCCAATGAAACCAAATTAATGTTTCCTCCACCTTCTAATGTCAAACTTCCACTAACATTAAATTCACCTTTCATAATACCCCATGCTCTTGGATATTCGGATTTATCTCCCAATGCAGTTGAACCGCTAACTACATCTACTTTATATGCTCTATAATTTACCATTTTTTATTTATTTAAAGTATTTTTTAATTCTTTTAGTAATTCATAGCTCATCATCAAAGCGGATAAATGTGATTCTCTCAATTTCTTAACGGATTTTATTTTTTTAATATTAGAGATAGTTTCCGCTAGTTTTATTTTTGTAACTTTATCGGTGATATCGACTTCAATTTGCTTCAAACTTTCTGATAACGTATTTACTTCCGTATCAACATACTCTTTTAATTTTCCTGTATTATTAATATTATTAATATACTCTTTAAGTAATTTTCTCTGTCCTATAGATAAATTACTATATTTTTTATTAAAGCTCTCTACTAATAATTTATAAGATAGTATTCTAATCGATTCATCTTGATTTTTGTATTCATCCAATACCCTATCAGTTGTCGGTTTATCTTTATTCTGAATTGATGAATTTGTTATATTCTCAATAATAGTGAATTTGGAGTTAAAAATATCCCTTGGCTCATATGCTTCAGTTGATATAGTAGCCTCAAATAATTTATATATGGATGCTAATGATTTATAATTTGAAATAGATGATTTTGTAAACTCATCCAAATTATATGATTCCTTTATCCGTTTAATCAAATTATATTTTTCCTTAGTAATCTTTTGTTCGTCAAGTCTTTTACGAGCTTCACATATCGTTTCAACGAACTTTTCAGCTTTAGATTCCGAATTATACTTCTCTTTGGTTAAGTATTGGTATAATTTCAATTCTTTGGCTAATTCTTTTTTAGGCGAAAAGAATTCTTTCAATATTTTTTCAGCAACTGAGTTGCTTTTTCCAGACATGATTTCCGATGTAATCTGTCTTACCAGCAATTCAAAAATGAATCCTGTATTTTTAAACTTAGAATGTTTAATATTTTTCATCAATTGCTATAATTTCTTTTTTATTTTTATATAAATATACATTTATTTAAGAATATTAAAATTTATCAATATCTTCTGCTAATATAGTCTTTTTGTTACCATCCATATCCTTAAATACCTCTAAATATGAATGTTTTCTCGGTTTATATTTTACATTTGTATCGGTCTGTTTATTTGTTTTTACCCCAAATGGGTCTCTTCCTAATGGATGATCATCTTTTCCATATCTAACTGGATCTTTGGGTCTACCAGCTTTACCTTCCTGGTCTAATTCATTCTTAATTTTATTCAGTTCTTCCTCAACATTAGTGGTATCGCTTGTTCCGGTCTCTTTTGCTGGATCAACTCCGTTAGTTTCTATCGATGCCAATCTGAATGCCTGTTTGGTATCATCCAATATAGCAAGTGTTTGTGTATCCTGCTCATCTTGCGCCATTCCCATAATAGATTCATACATCCATTGCTTTGAAAACATTTTTGTTTCTTGCATTGCTTGTATTAATTGCATTTTAGATGTATAGAGTTCTACTTTTTCTTGCTCATATATTTTAGATGGAGCAGTTAATTCAAGCGTAAAATCAACTAATGCATCATCCTCTATACCCTGTGCATATAAGTGGACTATTGCTATTTTTGTTAGTTCCGAAATCAATACTCTCTGAATACGTTCGATTGTTTTTGCGAAACGAATATCTTGTGCGGCTAATGTTGCCTTTCCGCTAACATCTTCCTCATATCCTAAAAATGCTTTTGGAATTTTGAGGGATGCCATTAACTTACCCTTTAAGTAATTTAAATCCGCAGTCATATCATATTCCATACCAGGCAATGGTTCTATCGAAGTTCCATTATCACTACCACGAACTGGCAAATAATAATCTTCAATAAGATTTTGCATATTATATTTTAAATTATAATCCCCCGTTCTATCATCGATAAATGGAACTTTTTTTGAGGAATTAATAATTTTTTGCATATAGTTATCAACTTCGTTTGGCGGTATATTACCAACATCGATTTTAAATATTCTTTTTTCAGGTGCACGCATGACACGGTGGATTAACATCGCATCTTCCATAAGTGATAACTGCTTCCAAACACGTCTAGCTCCTTCAAGCATTGATTTACCATACGGTAAAAAATTTGAATCTGAATTTAATCTAAAGTGTGCAACCTCATAGTTTTCATATTCTTTTTTATTCCCAGCGGATGCTGGTGAATATCCACTATTTGGATTCATATATGGAGAATATACGAATTTAACTCTTTGAGGGTTTCGTTCATCAAATCCTTCAATTCTACCTGTCTCATATACAGACATTGGTATAACATTTATTATACCAAGGTTTTCAGCCATTTCTAACTGTAAGAAGAAATCACCATATTTAACTAAGTTACGAGTCCAAGGCCAAAGATTGAATTCTATATTTAATATATCATAAAATAGATTTTCCAATATCTGTTTGACATTATCATCAGGATGGTGTATTTTGAGTATATTGTATTGTTCGTTTTTAGAAGTACACTCATCTGCGTATATATCCAATGCAGATGATAATATTGGATCCATATCCATTGAATCATAATCTCTAAACAAATCAATACGAACTTGCTGATATGCTTGTGCTGATTCAGTTAATCCCCCATTAAATTGAGGAGTTTTCATACGGGTATATCTATCCACCAAATTGGTTGATAAATTCTGAGTTTCATCGGTATCGATAACCTTTATCCCCTGTTTGGTTTTTCTTACTATAGTTTGCGTTGAAAATAGTGTTTGTAACCTACCAAAAAATGATTTGTCTACTGCCATTTTGTTGTTTATAATTTATTAAATACGAAAAAATATTTGATATTACCACTTTCTACAGCTCCAATATCTAGCTTTGTGTCTTGGTCCAGGCTCATCGCAATTCATTCTTGCTCTAAACGATTTCCTTCTATTTGGATTATTTTTTTTTATTACCATTCCTTTTTGCCCAAAGTTTACTTTTACCACATTACCTTCTGGGTTTTTTACATATACTTTGAATTTTTTAACATCACCCTGCATTGGCTTTCCCAATGTAACTTCTCTACCTTGGTATTCCGCTTCCATTAGACAACTACATCCCTCTTTTAGGGTCATAGTATATGTTCTCATAAACGATATAAAATCAATCATATCTTCATCCTCAACATCGTATTCAACCGGCTCAACTAAGCCGTAGTTTACATCATCATCTGAGTTTATATCTTCTCCAATCGGAACACAATTTGGTACTTGCTTACCACCCTTAGTTTTCATTCCTACTTGTTTGTATCCCTTCCAACAATCCTCACATAGTTCTGTGTTCACAACCCCCTCTTTACAAACTTTCCAACCACCACCTTTTGACTTGTAGTTTTTTGCAGCCCAACCATTTGCATATGCGGATGGATACACATCGAACTTCTTTTTAGCTGCTGCTTTAGATGCTGACCATTTAGCCGAATCCGTTGGACAATTCTTTTCTAAGAACAATTCTATTTTTTCTTCTATTGTCATACTTTCCTTTTTATTTTTTGAGGTGCCAGTATTCACAAATGT